GGTGTGAAGCATCCTGCACCGTTTCCTGAGAAGCTGGCTGAGGACCACATTTTGACTTGGAGTGAGCCTGGTGCTGTTGTTTACGATCCGTTTATGGGGTCTGGGACTACGGCGAAGATGGCTAAGTTGAATGACCGGCATTTTGTGGGTAGTGAGATGAGCGCTAAGTATTGTGTTGTGGCTGAGGAGCGTTTGGATGGGTTGCTCTAATGTCTGAGCCTGAGCAGGTCCCTGATGATCGCAACACCCCAGAGAACATGGCGCGTGAGGAGCTCCTGAAAGCTGACCTGGAGAAGGCATGGAATTGCAAGCTCTATCACCTGCCCATGTATTACCATGTGGATTTTTTTGCTGAGCGTGATCACACCCTGGTTGCCTGGGTTGAGGTGAAGCATCGTAACTGTGCCTCCACAAAGTACCCCACAGTGTTTATGAATCGTGACAGGAAGTTCCATCACCTCACTGCCCATAGTTACACTGCACGCTCTGTGTTTGTGGTGCGCTGGTCTGATGGTGTGACACGGTACATTGATGTTGCTGATGTGCGTGAGGAGTGGTTGGGTGTGGGTGGGGAGAGGGATCGGTGGGGTCCTGGGCAGCATGATGTGGAGCCGGTGTTTGAGATTCCGATTGATGAGATGAGGGTGTTGTGATTCCTGCGGTTGAGGTTGCTGGGGCTCGTGTCTTTCTGGGGGACTGTCGTGAGGTGCTGAAGCATTTGCCTGATAACAGTGTGGATAGTGTGGTGACTGATCCGCCTTATGAGCTTGGGTTCATGGGTAAGAAGTGGGACTCCTCTGGTGTTGCTTATGATGTGACGGTGTGGCAGGAGTGTTTGAGGGTGTTGAAGCCTGGTGGTCATATTTTGGCGTTTGGTGGGTCGAGGACTTGGCATCGTTTGGCGGTGGCTGTGGAGGATGCTGGGTTTGAGTTGCGTGATTCGATTGCGTGGTTGTATGGGTCTGGGTTTCCTAAGTCTTTGGATGTGTCGAAAGCGATAGACAAGAAGGCTGGGGCTGAGCGTGAGGTTGTTGGGTATAACCAGAAAATAAATGTGTATTCTGACCGGCACGCTTTTGGGGAAAGCCAGGTTGGTGAGCCTTATGGAAAATCTCCAATAACTTCCGCTGCTACTTCTGAAGCAAAAGCCTGGGAGGGGTGGGGTACTGCTTTGAAGCCTGCGTTTGAACCTGTTGTGGTGGGGCGGAAACCGTTGGTGGGGACTGTGGCGGAGAATGTGCTTGAGTGGGGTGTGGGTGGGTTGAACATTGACGGCTCACGCATACCAGGCAGAGTTCAGAAAGGCGCTGCAAACAATTTTGTTTTCATTCCTGGGGGTGAGGTGAATGATGGTTATGTCAAGGGAACAGGCGCACACTTTCACAATGAGGGTCGCTGGCCTGCGAATGTGATTCTTGATGAGGTGACGGCTGGGTTTCTTGATGAACAATCAGGGGTCAGCAAAAGCGGCAAACCTGGCGTGGAAAGAATTGCGACGAGTTGGAACGCGAATACCTATGGCGCTGGCATCGGAAAAATAGCAGGACAACAAAGGGGCGATTTCGGTGATAGTGGTGGGGCTTCACGGTTTTTCTATGTGGCTAAGGCTTCTAAGCGTGACCGGAATGAAGGGTTAGAGGGGCTGGAGGGTGCTTCTTCTGGCGGTAAGGGTAACGGTCTGGCGCGTGTCTGTGAAACCTGCGGTGCTTCTATCCTGAAGCCTTGTGACTGCCCTGAACGCTCGTTTGTAAATCCACAGGTCAAGAACTTCCATCCCACAGTGAAACCCACACAACTGATGCGTTACTTGATAAAGCTGGTGACACCTCCTGGGGGGACAGTTTTGGATCCGTTCACTGGGTCAGGGTCTACTGGTAAGGCTGCTTTGCTTGACGGTTTCGGTTTTGTGGGTGCAGAATTGACTGAGGAGTATCTGCCGATTATTGAGGGCAGGTTACGGTGGGCTAGTGAACAGGTGGAAGAAACAGATGACACACTTTTCTAACATGAATGTGAGAACCGCTATCAAAGACTTTGATGCAAACATGCTAGGTATCGATCTGGACACGCTAGAGCAGGAACGCTTCCGAGGCAGACAGCACAAAGAGCTCATGGCTGCACACCAGAAAAGGGTGGAGCAGTTTGAGGCTGCTAAGAAAATCCGTGACCTTGATGGGCACTTGGATGAGCTGGGTGAGAAATGGCGTGCGAAGGAGAAACTCCGCAGGGAGCGCATCTCTGCAAGTAAGCGCGGTAAAGAGTACAATTTCCCAGATGAGCTTATTGAGATTGCCTTGCGTAGCCTAGATGGGCGTGATTCAGTGTGAGCGCTGCGGTTTCGAGTGGGAGCTCTCTAGTTCGAGGCAGAAAACTATTCTCTGTGCCTCCTGTCGAGCAAAGAAAGTCCAAACTGTCCACACCAGGAAAGGGAAATGTCTCCCCTGGCATGGTGGGTTTGCTGCCGATGATGTCACACCTATGGATGATGATGGCAGGGTTGTGTTGCCTGGTGTCAGGCGTTGTGGGCATACTGATTGTGTCAATCCATCTCATATAGAAAGGGAAAGTAATGGTAAAGAATGAGGCTCTGATTGAGCTGACTGGTTGGTTGAATGATGTGCGCGAGTTTGATTGGGGCACAGCTCTGAAGGTTGGCGTGGATGTGCGCAAGAAAAACCATCAGGGTGATTGGGAGACAGTGGATAAGACTGTTTACGATGTGACTACTGATGGTAAGACTGCTTTGGAGGGTGTTAGGCAGGTGAAGGTGACAGGCCGGATTGTGGGCACTAGCACTTTCCAGAAGCGTGATGGATCTACTGGGTCTGCTGTGAAGGTGCGTGCTGAGAGCATTGTGCCTGTGAGTGACAAGGTGAATGAGGCTGCGCTTACTGAGGTGTGGCCTACTGTGAACCCTAATAAGCCGATCACTGAGAGTGCCCCGTTCTGATGAGGTGGTCTGGTTTCGCGGTTTTGGCTGGTCTCGCTACCTTGTACTTTTTCTTGGCTGGGGAGGCTGATGGCATTTTGCAGGCGTTTGGGTTTGTAGCCTCAGCACTGCTGTATATCATTGCTTTCCTAAACCTGGTAAAGCCTCGCAAGTAGACTAGTTAGGTGAGCCTAACTTTTGATGTTTACGGTAGACCGGCTCCACAGGGCTCTAAACGCTATGTGGGGGGTAACAGGGCTCAGGGTGGCAGGTTCATCGAGGCGAGCAAGTATCTCCCTGCATGGCGAAAAGAGATAACTACTGCAGCACTCGCAATCATGCAGGATGAGGACTGGGAGACTGTCGCGGATCCTGTCCATCTTGAGGTGACTTTTTACATTGAACGCCCTGCCACAATCTCCAGAGAGAAACGCCCTTGGCCTATCAAGCCACCTGACTTGGACAAACTTGTGCGCGGTGTCTGTGACGGTCTGACCGATGCAGGCGTGTGGGTGGATGACGATCAGGTTGTGCATGTGACTGCGTGGAAGTGTTATGCAGACACGCGCGAACCTGGAGCTTCCATCAAAATCACCCCCATTGTCACTGGTGAGGGGTTAGACTTTCTGTAGTTTCAATGAAAGGTGGAATGTTCATGCTTGAAGATTTGACTCCCCCAGTGAGAGTGTTCCCTTGCAAAGTGCGTGATGTTGCTCAGGAGCTCGATGAGAGTGACAGCACAATCTTCATGAACGCTATTGCTAACCTCGCTGAATGGTCTAACAATGGTTTGGCTGCCGAGCTCACCAGGCGTGGTGTGTATATCAGTGAGAAGGCGATTAGGAAGCACCGCAGGAAAGAGTGCTCATGCTAGAGAACCTGGAACCAGCCAAAAAGGTTGAGGCTCCTCAAGGCTTCAGACCGTCTCTTGAGTTTGACGGTAACGAGGGGACAGCGACCACTGAGGGTTTGGCTGAGCCACCTAACTTTGATGAGTTCCTGGCAGAGCGTGGGTACAGTCCTGATGAATATGAGATTGTGGGGACACCTCGCACTTCTCAATGGCAGCGGTGGGATGGGTTGTGGCTGACCGCGTACAGGTTCCACTTCCGCAGGAAAGTCACTGACATTGACCTGCCCACTCTTTATGCTCAGGCCAGCAAATCGAAAAAAACGAAAACACCTAAACCTAAGAGCTCTGACAGGGTGTATGTGATTTGCCCTGCTGACTTCCAAATCGGCAAAGGGGGATCGCGTGGCGGTCATGAGCAAAGTATTCAGCGCATCCATGCAGCTTATGAGCGCGTAGAGCAGAAGCTGAAAACAGGCAACTATGACCACATAGTGATTCTTGACATGGGTGATGTCATCGAGGGTGTGAACAATAAGGCTGACATGGATCAGCTGATTACTAACACTCTCAGCCCTATGCAACAGGTAGACCTTGCAAGCGCCCTCCTGTGGGACCTCGTCAAACTTGCAGGCAAATATGCTCCAGTGACTTATGGCTCAGTTGCTTCTAACCATTGCCAGTTCAGGGTGAACAAAGCTGCTGTGGGTAAACCTGGTCAGGATGATTGGGGTGTTGTCATCTTGCAACAGCTGAGGCGCTTGGCTACTGAGGTGGGGTTGCCTGTGGAGCGCTGGCTTATCCCTCACCCTCATGATGAGGGGTTTGCGTTTGATGTGTTTGGTGACGGCTCGCATGTGCTGGGGGCGATTCATGGTCATCAGGTTTCACGCCCTGATTCCTTCCAAAGCTTCTGGACCAAAGCAGTATTCAACACAAGCTACCTGGCAGCTGCAACTCTCATGGTCACAGGTCACTTCCATCATCACCGCGTGGAACAGTTCTCAGGAACTGAGGGGCGTGAGAGATGGTGGGTGCAAGCCTCCACAATGGATAACGGCTCAGACTGGTACACACGCATGAACGGTGCAGGCGGTGACAGTACAACAGCACTAACCTGTTTCGAGCTAGAGAAAGGTGTGCCCTTCAGGGGTAGGGTGGACTTACTATGAGTGATGAGTTCGAGTTTGAGCGCATCATGCACTCTATGCAGGCACAGGATCTGCCACCTGTTGAGGTTATCTCTGGTGACTTTCGCGCTATCGCTCGCAACTTTTTCACACTCCCTGTAGAGATGCTGTTTGCGTTGAAAGAGGCACAGTTTAGGGAGGATGGGTCAGACCTGCTCCTCCTGTTCGACATGGCTGAGATGTCGTTCACTGAGGATGACTTTGACCGCATGAAAGACATGAACATCAGGGATTTCCTGAATGTCATTTATGAGTGGGTGAACTTCGATAGGGGCGATGGTGGAGCTGGCAGACTTAGAGGGTAAGCATGACGGTGAAACAGTTTGGGTGTTAGGTTCTGGCCCTAGCCTCAACTTCATCACACCTGAGTTCTTCCATGACAAAGTAACAATCTCCACTAACTTCAGTGCAAGAGCTCTAGGGCATGACCCTGACTATGCTTTCAGTCACTATCATGCAAACGCGAGAGACTTACTCTCTGACTGTGGCACTGTAGTCACCATCGAGCGAGACACACTCTCCTATGAGCCTTGGCAGGGTGAGAAGCCAGGACACCTGGTGACAGCACCCACAAACTATGACAGACCACCAGGATCCTCATGGAATCCGCTCACATCCCACACACCAAGACAGGGCACTATCGCTTACGGTTCCTCGAGCCTGCATGGGGCAATGCACTTAGCAGCGATCATGGGTGCTGACTTCATCATGCTTGTAGGTGCTGACTGTGGACAGATTGACGGTGCTGACCGCGTGGAGGACTACCAGGTTCAGGGAGGCCACACACTCTGGCAACTCTATGACAGACACCATAAGCTCATGAAGGATTACCTCGAGGAGAAGTACGCGGTGAAAGTCCACTCTCTCAACCCATTCATAAACCTCAACATTGAGGGTCACAAGTTCACAGGTGTGTCATGATCCCTAACCTCATCATCCCTGTCCTCAACCGTTATGACCTGCTAGAGCGCATGTTGCAAAGCATTGACTACCCTGTTGCCCACCTGCTCATCATTGACAACGGTGCAAGCCAGGTAGAGGAGGACCTAGAAGTGCATGTCCCAGAGTGCGTAGAGATGACCACTTACCTGCCTATGCCATCGAACCTGGGTGTGGCAGGGTCATGGAACCTCGGAATCAAACTCTTCCCTCTAGATAATCGTTGGACGTTCGCATCCAATGACATGTGGTTTGAGCCTGGTGAGTTGGAGAAGCTTGCATGGGCTGCACCCACAGACCTCACACTCATCAATGACTTCCCCTACTGGCATGCCTTCTGTGTGGGGGAAAAGGTTGTGGAGAAGATAGGGCTCTTCGATGAGGCAATCTATCCAGCGTTTTGTGAGGACAACGATTATCAGCGCAGAGCACAGCACAATGAAATCCCCATCACTCTCCTAGACATCAAGACAGGTCACGATAACTCCAGCACCATCCACTCAGACACCACATACAGGTTCCGGAACAACAGCACCTTCCCTAATAATCGTGCCTACTATGAGCGCAAACAACGCGAGGGTGACTTCACACAGGGCTCCTGGAACTTGAGCAGGCGTAGACAGAATGACTGGACCTAATGCCATTCCAGAAACCCTGCATCATGTGTGGCAAGTTGTCACCTGATGCAACCTGCAAACAATGCCACCTGAAGAAAGAACG